ATTTTTTAAATAATCATGATCTTAGGTTGGGGTCCAGTATTACCCCCAACCTAAGATCACAACCTAAGATCATTAGTTGTGATCTCATATAAGAAATAAATAGGATCATTAATTTCTTAATTTTAGTGTTTTCGGTTTGTTTCATAAAACAATCAACAGGATGGCAAGAAGAAAATACTCAAAGAAATCGAAACGCAGGTCGTACAAGAAGACCTATAAGCGTTCTCGACGATCTAGCGGGATCGATACCGTTCTCAAGAATGCTTACAAAATTGCTAATGCAGGAAGCTACGAGAAGGAGACTACCGATAAGATCGACAAATATGTTTTAGGGCTTAATGCTCTTAAATCAAATTTGTTGAATACCGGCCAGATGGCTCCTGGCGGATTCATGATTTCCGGTAAAACAGCTGCCGAGAATTATGTGTGGCCAACACTTGTTGGTGGTCGCGGTGCATATAAAATCGGTAAGATGTTGAGGAAAGCAGGTAAGATGGCTGCTGGTGCAGCTATCGGTTATGCGACCGGTGGTCCTATGGGAGCCGTTCAAGGCTCCGGCATATTAGGACAAGGCGCATATTCCATGGATACTAACGACCTGGTTAACGGTGCCCCTGGCAGCGATGACGATTCTATGGTATACTCCAATTCGGAGTATATTACAGACATAACATGCCCATCCGTGGTGGGATCGTTTATCAATACCCCGTGGTATTTAAACCCAGGTTTGCAAAGCGTATTTCCATGGTTAAGTCAGATTGTAGCAAATTACGAGGAATACGAATTTCTACAACTGCTGTTTGAGTATAGAAGCACAATTGACGCCTCGACCGTCGGTAACGGTCAGACGGGGACTCTATTGATGTCTACTCAATACAACGCTACATCGACCCCTTTCTCTGACAAGGAAGCGATGTTGCAATATTTTGGATCCCAGTCAGGTAAGCTGACCCAAAACGCTATTCACGGAGTAGAATGCGACCCAGAAAAATTGAACGATAAAAGGCTCTACGTCCGCAGCGGACCAGTGCCTTTAGGTGAAGATGCCAAGAGCTACGATCATGGCATATTCAACATGGCTATTATCGGGGCCCCGGCAAATTTTGCTAACCAACAGATCGGAGAACTTTGGGTTACCTATACCGTACGTTGTCGCAAAGCTAAATTCTTTGCCAATCGCGGTATGGGTATCCAGCGTGACTACTTTCTTAGTTCAGCGCCTGGAGATGCTGGTAATCTGTGGAGATACACCGATTTTACAAGCGGTCTCCAGTATAAGGGTCAACAGAATAACATCGGCATTCAGGTGTTTGGAAATGGATTTCCCAGTTCCACAACTGGATTGCCTGTTAGTATGGCGACTACTAAATGCGATACCGGTCTTGCTTACGGGACTCCTATTACTGATGCTTCCGGTAATATTGCTTCCGGATACACGGTTATCGTATTTCCCAACCAACTAACCGGATATTTTAAAATCCGCCTGTTATTGGAGGGATCAGGTTTAAACGGGGGTATTGTCGGAGCAGGAACTCCCGCTGGTGTCAAAAGCGGCAATGTCATTGTAATGACAGATCAATTTGCAACTGGTGCCGCTGGTGACGCTCCCGCTCAGGCGGCAGCGATCAATTCGGCTACAAACATGATGTACGAATTGAACGTGTACGTGACCCAGGCAACAAATGGTGTATTGAATACCTTGAGTTTCGTATACGGCGTTAGTTCTGGAACCACGACTCAATATGTTATTGAGGTTCACGAATCCAACCCTCAGTTTCTGAGGTCAACGAACAATACCAATTCTTGTTCGCCGAATTTTGTGAATATGTTAACCGGTGCTGTCACCGTTAATCCTGTGTAATGAGCTTATTTAACTATTTAAAAAGATCAATAGATTTTAAACTCAATTCTTGACTGTTTACAACATAAATATTTATGCACATAGAAGTAGAAGTGGACTGCGAAGACCAACCATGTCCGCTAAACGCGGATTGTTGGACTTTGAGGAATTTCTGCGTAGCTTTTCGGAGATTCGTAGGGCATTGTATAACCTGGGTAAACCGTTAAACAAGCAGCTACAGTACGTATCTCCCGATAAAGCCATAGACGACTTTAGGGCTGGCTGGAAGAAAGACAAAAAGTTTAAGAGAGCGATGGATTATTATCAACGGATAAAATCGGACATCCCTGCTAAACCGAAGGGTTGGATGACTGTGAAGCAAAGCACGGAACTTCTCAACGCTAAGGATTATTTTACGCGGGATTTTAATGAGACTCTCAGACATCCCCGCGAATTCGAAACTGGAATAAAGCGGAAGTTCTTGGATAAACTACCCAAGAGGATGAAAAGCTCGATTGAGTCAGTTCACGATAGTGATGTGCTAGACGAATTGTATAGGTCACACAATCCAGCTTTAATGGCATTACTACGCGCTGCCGATAGTAAGGCCAAATCCCGCCCTACCGATAAAGCTACCGTAGATAAGATCAACAAACGTCGATCTGAATACGGACATCGGAAGGAGCGGAGGAAATGGAAAGATACCTGGGATTACTATGACAAGAAAGAGAAAGTAAACCGGGCCATTTACCAGTCTCACGGAGTACAGACACAGGAACAATTGATAGATTTAATGGATATTGTATTAGCAGATCCATTTGTTGCTGGTAACCGCGAAGTGGAACTGGAAGGCGGTAGAGTATCGGTGCTTGACCCAGGTCGTAGAAGACCACCGAGACATGTAGCCCCTCCGGTTTACCGGTCTCATTCTAGTTCAGTGGGTACCAAAGTGAACCCGGCGACACGCTGGGCTGAACAGAAACGAGATAGAGAACTAAGGGCAAAGAAATTTAAACAGGGTCTAGTGGATGAGCGCGGCTATATGACCGCTAAAGCACTAGAACCGGCCTATCATGTAGACGATTCAGAGATAGACTATGATCGTGAATACGGTGATAGGAAAAGAATTAAATATGATGATGATAGAGATGAACATTAAGAATAAGAAGCTTTTTATTATTAAAATTATTATTCGTCCATAGATAAATCAATAACATCATTAGTTAAATCAACAGCCTGCCCGCGAGACTGTCCCGGATGAACCGGGCGGTGTCTGCGAGGCAGTGTCTCCATTCGCACCAAAATGGGCGCAGATGGAGGCATAATAGTCGCAGCGCGAGGACGCTTCACTCCTCTGGGCGAGGCAACAGCCATAGACACAGGCGAGAGTGAGCGATCCAGAACTGGAGTGGGAGGCACATCAACTGGGCGGAAATCGACCGGTTGAATCATAGGCTCATGCCAATCGGCCTCACGCATATCCAGCAGGGACTCGAAGGCGGTAAACTCTGCCTCGGTTAAGTCACTGATATCCACCTCAAAAGAATCGGTCAACTGAGCCGGGTTCTGGGTGGAAGCCTCCGAGTACTCGGAGGAATCATCAGGCCAATACTGTTCCAAGTCTTCCATGTTATGCTCGGACACAGTAGAAGCCGGTGAATTGGGCCGCGGAATAGCAATGGGGCGGGAAACATGCCTAGGCGCATTGAGAGCAACTCCCCGCTGCCAGGCAACACAGGCGGCCAAAAAAGGACTGGGATCCTGGGCTGTAGAATAACCAGACCGGACACAGGCCGTACACATACAAATGAGACGACCCTTATCGATGACATAGCACGGATGTGGTACAGAAATGGCGGAATCGGAAGGCATGGTCTCAAAAAGGCAAGTCGAGAGAGGGGTGGAGCTCAGAAACGAATTGATTTATGAGGGACCCCTCAGACCGACTGAACTGCACCCAGGAATCGGAGTTGAACTTGGTGCATTGGATGGCTGGGAACAGCCTCCTAAGATCTTGAGCGGACACATCCGCTCAAGATTCCTTCTAGAACTTCTAGAAAAAAAAATCCCCCGGATTACCGGTAACGGCACGTGATCTCTATTCTATGAAACACTAATTATCCCTATCCCCTATCCAGGATCACGAATATTGAGAAATCGACGCGAAGCGGCGTCTCGCACAAATAAACTCTGGAAGAAGTTAACATGGCTCCTCGTTCCCGCGCTTGGTGTTTCACTTGGAACAACTACGACGATGCAGACATTTGGCTGCAGCGTATTCTATTAGAGCGTACCGTTCTGGAGACAGACGCTGCACCTGGTGGTGAAGTGAGGGATGTTCGCTACTGTTGTTTCCAGAGGGAAATTGGGTCTTGTACCCTAACTCCGCATCTTCAGGGCTACATATTTATGAAGACCATGAAGACATTGGCCCAAATGAAGACTTTCTTCAGCCAACCGTTGCCATGGGCGAAAAACGGGAATGATGTTGTACCCATTTACGAAGAAATGTTAGAGCCATTCATTAGGTCAGTGCAAACTGTACCGCATCTAGAGGTGGCCAAAGGCACACCGCAACAGAACAAGGACTATTGTTCTAAGGCCGAAGGCCCTGAGCCCGAAGGCGGGCGCAGATTTATCGAGTTTGGCTCCCTCCCACAAAAAGGTGAGCGAAAAGATATAAAAAAGGAAGATGAACTTGACGAATGTGCGGATGCCATCGTTGAGGGAACTCTCTCCGCTTCTGACTGTGCATTAACATATCCTTCTCTGTATGTTCGGCACAATAAGGGCCTAAATGCACTACAGTCAGCTCTCATCAAACCGCGCTCTGGATCGGTAGACCCAGTTGTCCATTGGTGGTTTGGCGCGACGGGTACTGGGAAGAGCCGGAAGGCACACCAGGACTTTCCGGAAGCGTACTGGAAGATGGAGGGAAACCACTGGTGGGACGGATATTTCGGCCAATCAGTGGTGGTTATCGACGATTATCGGACGTCTTGTTGCCCATTCCAACAACTGCTACGATGGCTCGATCGATACCCTATGATGGTGGAGTTCAAGGGTGGCTCGGTGAACTTGGCGGCGACGACTTTTGTGATAACGACCCCCTTGAGACCGGAAGTGACCTGGAGTCTACGGACGGAGGAGGCGCTTGGTCAGTTACTTCGGAGGATCTCCTCGATATTGGAGTTCCACGGCGATGGATCGCAAACAGTGTGGAAGTCAAATACCCCTCCCACTGTGGACTATGTGATTGTGCCACACGAAAGGAATCCGTTCGTTTCGACCTTCAATCGCTTAGACTCAGGGGTTTCTCGTGGACGGCAGCTCTAAACGAGATTAAGAGGTGGGAGTCTGATTTCTGCATCAATTGTTGGGTCAATTGTTATGTATGGTATCAGTCTCGCACCCCTCATGATACATATTCACGGCGGGAATTACATCAGGATATTGATTGCCATCAGTCAGCTGAGCGATCAAGGACGGAATTAATACGCCAGAAATGTTATGATGATAGACATGATATATTTTTTAAATAATCATGATCTTAGGTTGGGGTCCAGTATTACCCCCAACCTAAGATCACAACCTAAGATCATTAGTTGTGATCTCATATAAGAAATAAATAGGATCATTAATTTCTTAAT